GCGCGGATCCCAAGAAGCAGGACAACAAGTTCAAATTCGTTCACTCGATCCATCCGCGGGAGCCCGGTGAGTATGATGCCAAGAAGTTCGACCCCGAAAACAAGCCGATTGCCTCCTGTTACGTCTCGGTGGATGACAAGTGCGTGGTGTTGGAGAGCGGTTATGACGAGGATCCCATTGCGGTGAGCCGGTTCCTGAAGTGGGGCCAACAGCCCTACGGGTACAGCCCGAGCATTGAAGCCCTTCCGACCATCCGGCAGGTCAATTTCATCGAGATGAACATGGACGCACTGGCGGAGATTGCGGCCTTCCCTCGCATCCTGGTGCCGGACTCGATGGAAGGAGACATCGACCTTCACGCCGGCGGCGCGACCACGTTTGACCCGAACAATCCCAACGCGATGCCCAAAGAGTGGGGCACAAGCGGCCGCTATGACATCGGCCGGGAGCGAATCGAGATGAAGGACAAGGCCATTCGTGAGGCTTACCACGTTGACCTGTTCCAAATGCTTCAGCAAATCGAGCGGCAAATGACCGCCTATGAGGTAAGCCAACGACTGGCGGAGAAGGTCACGGCCTTCAGTCCGACCTTTTACCGGCTGCAAACAGAGGTAACCAACCCGATTCTCCTGCGGATCTTCAACATCCTGCACCGGGCAGGGAAGTTTCCCGAACCGCCTCCGTCTGTTCTTCGTGAGCAACGGCCCGGTGAAATGGCGCTGGTGCTGCCTGAAGTCACGCTTACCTCGAAGCTGGCACTGGCAATCAAGGCGGCGGAGAACCAAAGCCTTGGTCAGGTGATGTCGATCCTTGGCGGTCTGGCCCAAATCAGCCCAGGAGCGGCGGAGCAAGCGGCCGAGAACTATGACTTTGATGTGATTGCCCGCGAGTCGGCACGCAATGCCGGGCTCCCTTCCAACTGGATCATGACGGAGGACAAGCGGGACTCCATGCGCCAAGCCAAGGCGGAAGCGCAACAGCAGGCAATGGCGGCGGAAGCGGCGCCGGGAATGGCCCGGGCGGCCAAGGACATCAGCCAAGCGTCCCCGAAGGTGCAGAAGCAACTGATGGGATCCTAAGCCATGAGCGAAGCCACAACACAGGAAAAGCTGACACTGGCCTACGGGATGGTGTTCGGAAGCGACAGTGAGCACCGGACACCGGCCCAGGCCTTGGTTTGGCAGGACATGGAACGCCGCGGCTACTTTCTCCGGTCAACGGCCGTCCCATTGGCCACCGGGGAAGTCCAGCCCCAGAAAATGGAAATTGCCGAGGGATGCAGAATCTTCTTCCTCGACACCCTCAATCTCGTATCCCGGGCGAAGTTGCTCGGGACCAAGAAACAGAAACCCAACGTCAAAACAACATGAGCACAGAAAAAGCAGTCAAACCCGTAGAGAAACCGCCTGTTATCGAGTACGCGATTGCCGATGATGGCCAAGTGACCCGCACCGATAAGGACGGCACGATCCACGTCGCCACCATTCTGGACGGCGGCAAGCTGGTCCTGGTGGAGCAATGGACCAAGTTCCGCCCGGCCGTCGTCCGCTGGCTGAACGAAAACGGCAATGCGCCGACATCGATCGTCATTGAAGGCGATGAAGCGGCCAAGGTGAAGGAGAACATCCCCCCGATGCCCAAGAAGGAAATGCGCTTCGGTGACAAAACCCCGGCCGTGGTGGAGTGGTATCGCAAATATAAGCCGGCCGAGTACAAGGCCCGCTACGGAATCAAGGGTGAGGGCACGGTGACCAAGACCCGCAAGGTGCTGAATGCCACCACTGGCATCCCTGAAAGCCAACAGTATGAGGTCGAGGCCACCATTGCCGAGCGCAAGATCATCGGCACGGAGAAGGTAGAGGCGGCCAATACCTTTGTCGGCGGTGAGGATTCGGAATATTCCAAGTAAGAGGTGGCAGAAACTAACAACAGAAACCAATGAAACTCTTGAATTTTCGACTCTATGAGCAAGCAGGTGATAGCGGGTCCGGTGGCGGCGGTGGCCAGGCGGCCGGGGTGGCTCCAGCTGCTGGTACATCGACTGGCGGAAGTCTCTTGTCCGAGCAGGGTGGCGGAGGAACGCCAGCGGTTGCGGTTACAAATCCGGTGGCAGTCGGAACGAACCAGTCTGTAACTCCTGCAAATCAACCAGTAGCTGGCGATGCTTGGCACGTTGGGCTGTATGGTGCGGACGGTAAGATCAATGCGACCAAGTTCGATTCCCTCCCCGAGCACCTGAAGCCCCACAAAGACCTATTCGCCCGTTACCAGACGGTGGAGGCACTGATGGGCGGCTTGGCGAACATGTCCAGTCTGGCCGGGAAGAAGGCGCTGGCACCACTCCCGGAGAATGCCAGCCCGGAGGCCAAGGCGGAGCGGTCCAAGTTGCTGGCCCAAATCAACAACGTCCCCGAGAAACCGGAAGGCTACGGATTCAAGCGTCCGGACAACGTCCCGGAAGCTCAATGGAATCAGGGGTATGTCGATGGCATTGCCGGGATCCTGCACAAGCACGCAATCAGCCCGGCGGCCGCCAAGGAGTTGATGGACTTCGATCTTGCCCAGGCCGGGCAACTCAACGCTGGATCCAAGGTGGCGCAGGAGAAGGCGCAAGCCGAGTATGCCACGGCCCAGAACAAGGCCTTGGATGAAGCCTTTGGTGCGGAGCGCTCGAAGCACATTGACCTGGCAGTCCGTGCAATCAAGACGGCCGGCCTCGATCCCAATGACGCGATGTTCTCCGATGCCAAGGCGGTGATGCTGGCGGCCAAGTTCGGCGCCATGATAAGCGAGGACCGGCTAATCAGCGGTGAGACCAATGCCAATGCTGGCATGGATGACCGGGCCAAGGCGCTGGACATCGTGAACAACCCGGGGAATCCCCTGTTCAAGGCCTACCATGAGGCGGAGCATCCCCAGCACGCCCAGGCGGTTGAAGCGAAGTCCCGCTTAAATCAGGCTTGGCATTCGAAGCAAAAGACCAAATCGTAAGCCCGGCAGTTACATATGGGTTATGGTCGGCCCGCCTCTTGGCACGGAGGCGGGCCTTTTCATGTCTTGACACAAGACCTTGATGGGGTGCATACCCGATGGCAGAGAGCACGGCGGAGACCTCCCGCAAGGGACACCAACCGGCCTCGGATTCGTCCGAAGCGTTGGCACCGGCTCACCGGAAACCCCTACGCGATGACCAGCACACGCCTGTTTGCGTGGGTTTTCTTCATCCTAATATCCGCCGATCACCGGCATCTCCGTCATGGCAATTCTCACTCAGCTCCCCGAGCACTTTCAAACCGACTTTTCTGACAACTGGGAACACCTGGTTCAGCAGAAAGAGTCCCGCCTCGAAAACAAGGTAAAGCGCGTCACCGTAAAAGGCAAAGACCGCACCTTTAGCCAGCTTGGCAAGTCCAAGATGCGCCTGATTACCACCCGTAACGGCGCCACCGTTGCCTCGGACTCCCCGATGGCCAAACGCTGGTTGCGTCCGAAGGGTTACGATGAAGTCACCTGGATCGACCAACTCGACCCAATCGCCCTCGGTGAGCTTCCCGCTCCTGAGTCCGAGCACGTCCAGTCCCATGCCATGGCCGCCAAGCGCACCATGGACGAGGTTATCATCGCCGGTCTGGAAGGCACCGCTTACATCGGTGAGGATGGCACCACCGCCGTGGACGTTCCCGCCACCCAGAAGGTCGCTGTGGACTACGTCGCTTCTGGTGTTGCTGCCAACAGCGGCATGACGCTGGCCAAGTGGACCCGCGCCAAGTACATCCTGGACAAGGCTGAAGTTGATTCTGAGGGTCGCTATTTTGTCCACTCGGCAAAACAGCTGAACGACCTGCTCAACAACGTCACCGAAATCAAGTCCTCGGATTACAACAACGTGAAGGCCCTTGTGGACGGCACGGTGAACCGGTTCCTCGGCTTCGAGTGCGTGATGACTGAGCTCACCACCCTCGATGTTGCGACCGACATCCGCACTTGCATCGCCTATCAGCGCGACGGCATCGCCCTCGGCATCGGCATGGAGAAATCGGTGAAGATCGACATTCTCCCCACCCAGAACCACACGGTCCAGATTCGCACGGTGCTGATGCTCGGCGCCACCCGTCTCGAAGAGGAAAAAGTGGTGCTGGTTTACTGCGACGAGTCCCCGTAAGCGCTGGGACTTTTCCTCACTCAATAACCAAACTAAGAAAGCAATTTTATGCCTACCTTTAACTCTGACATTTACGCCAAGCAGGCGAATCCCACCTTGGCCAACCGCAACGCAGGCGTCCGTGAAGCGGGCACCCTGATGTTTGCCACCTCGGTTTATACCATGCTCGGCACGGAAGCGGCCGGCGACAAGATCAACATCGTGAAGCTGCCCCAGGGTTGCATCATCGACCCCTCGCACTGCACGGTTGTCACCGATGGCATCGCTGGCACTGCAACGGTTGACGTTGGTGACGATGACGTCGCCGGTGTCGGCGCTGCGGCTGACGTTGACCGTTATGCGGATGGTCTCGACGTGGCAGCGGCCGGTGTTGACCGCTTCGACTCCATCGCTGCGGCGGCCCGCCTGACTCCCTACACTCTCGGCGCGGATAGCATCATCGTCGGTACCTTGGTGACTCTGGTCACCCCGGTGGCCGGCCGCAAACTGGTGTTCCGCATCGGTTACTTGGCCTTCTAAGCTGAAGGCCCGTTGGGTTCTGTTGTTGGCCCGCCTTCGCTCTTGGAGTGGGGGCGGGCTTTTTTATTTAACCAAAAAAGTATTTCTTTATGAATTTGAATTCGAATCAAGTAGTTGGGACCAAGCCCCAGATTATCGGGGGGGAGTTGGACGGGGAGCCGGGCACCTTCAAGGCGCTTGTTTTAAGTGAAACGGGTGGCATCACCCAGAATGCTCACGTTGTTGACTGCTCGTTTACCAAGACCGGCGCCGGGCTGGTGGCGGATGAAGTGGTGCAAGTGGGCGCAACGGGTGCAGGCATGACCGTGGCCCAGGCTTACGGCAATTTGCTGGTGGATACCGGCACCACGGTAAACGCTGAGTTCCTGATGCGCTCGGTGGAGGCGATCAAGGGCGGGCACATTGCACGCGCCAAGGTGATGCTGAGTCAGAAGATCGTGAATCAGCACTTCGGGGTTTATCTCGCTGATTTAATTGGTGAGAACTGCGCGTTTACCACGGATGTAACCGGCCTGCTTATCTCGATCGAGTTGCCAACTGGTCACGGGTTCACGGATGCGAACATTGGGCAAAGCTGCTACCTTGGCGGCGGCAGTG